CCGGGTGGGTCGATTGTTATTGTGATGACACGCTGGTCACAGCGCGATTTGACCGGTCAAGTGCTTAAAAACGCCGCTTTAAGGGGTGAAAATGACTGGGAAGTGATTGAATTTCCGGCTATTTTGCCCTCTGGAAATCCACTTTGGCCTGAGTTTTGGAGCAAAGAAGAGCTCGAAGCACTGCACGAAGAACTGCCAAATGCTAAGTGGCAAGCTCAGTATCAGCAAAATCCCGTTGGAAATGAGTCAGCGATTATCAAGCGCGACTGGTGGAAGATATGGCCGCACGAAAGAGCGCCCCAGTGTGACTACATTTTGCAGACATGGGACACGGCGTTTGAGAAAACACAGCGGGCTGACTACTCAGCAGGGACTACTTGGGGCATCTTTAACTGCGAAGAAGATGATATGCGCCCAAACATCATATTACTCAACACCTACCGCAAGCGTGTGGAGTGGGTGGACTTGAAGAAAGATGTGCTAAACGAGTACAACGAGTGGGAGCCAGACGGCATGTTGATTGAGAAGAAGGCCACGGGTGGCCCGCTCATTTACGAACTGCGTGCCATGGGTATACCTGTGCAAGAATTTACGCCGGGTAAGGGACAAGACAAAATTGCCCGCTTGAACGCAGTATCGGACATAATCGCTTCTGGGAAAGTGTGGGTTCCCGATACTCGTTGGGCTGAAGAATTGGTTGATGAGATTGGGGCGTTCCCGTCAGGCGAGCATGATGACTTGGTTGACGCGACAACACTTGCTTTAATGCGCTTTAGGCAAGGTGGATTCCTCCGACTTCCTAGTGATGAACTAGACGAAGTTAGATTGTTTAAATCGGGCAGACGCGCAGCGTACTACTAAGGATTAATAATGGCTACAAGTTCAATTGAGAAAAGTTTATATGCAGCACCTCTTGGTATTGAAGAAGAGTTAGGTGGAATGCCCGACATTGAAATTGAGATTGAGAACCCAGAGGGTGTTCGTATTGGCATGGACGGCCTAGAGATTGAGATTGAACCCGGTAAAGATAATGAAGGCGAAGAGTTTGACTCTAACCTTGCTGAGTTTATGGATGAGGGCGAACTGCAAAAGATTGCTGAAGACATCATGGGTGATGTTGATAGTGACATCAACTCCCGTAAAGACTGGGTTGAGATGTTCGTCAAAGGACTAGATGTTCTGGGTATGAAGTATGAAGAGCGTACTGAGCCGTGGCTTGGTGCTTGCGGTGTTTACTCAACGGTACTTACAGAAGCGGCGGTCAGGTTTCAGAGTGAGACTATTATTGAGACATTCCCGGCTCAAGGCCCGGTCAAAACGGAAATCATCGGCGCGATTGATAAACTTAAAGAGCAAGCCGCGGAGCGTGTCAGAGAAGACATGAATTACCAACTGACAGAAGTAATGTCAGAGTATCGCCCTGAGCACGAACGCATGTTGTTTAACTTAGGTCTAGCTGGATCGGCGTTTAAAAAAGTTTATTTTGATCCCAGTTTGGGACGTCAGACTTCAGTATTTATTCCTGCTGAAGACATCATTATTCCTTATGGTTCGTCTGGTGCTCGTACAGCAGAGCGCGTGTCTCACATCATGCGCAAGACAAAAAACGACATTAAAAAGTTACAAGTAGCGGGCTTCTATAAAGATGTTGAGTTGGGTGAACCTGCGCAAGTACACACAGACGTAGAGAAGAAAAAAGCCGATGAGCAGGGTTACTCACTCACGGATGATGACCGCTATCAGATTTATGAAATCCAAATTGATTACAACTTACCCGGCTATGAAGATGAAGATGAGATTGCTCTTCCGTACATTATCTCTATTGATAAAGGCACAAACAAAATCCTCTCTATCTACCGCAACTGGGAAGAGGAAGACACTCTCAAAATTAAGCGCCAGCATTTTGTCCAGTACGACTACATACCCGGCTTTGGTGCTTATGGCTTTGGTTTCATACACCTTATTGGTGGTTATGCCCGTGCCGGTACATCTCTTATTAGACAACTTATTGACGCTGGCACGCTAAGCAATTTGCCCGGTGGCTTGAAGACCCGTGGCTTGCGAATCAAAGACGACGATACCCCAATCTCTCCCGGTGAGTTCCGTGACATGGACGTGCCTTCTGGTTCAATCCGTGACAACATCATGGCTCTGCCATACAAAGAACCATCACAGGTTCTGGCGGGGCTGTTAGATAAGATCACGGAAGAAGGTCGCCGACTGGGTTCTGTTGCTGACATGAAGGTCAGTGATATGAGTGCTAACGCACCGGTAGGTACAACACTGGCTATTCTTGAACGCCAATTGAAGACGATGAGTGCGGTGCAGGCTCGTGTGCACTACTCGATGAAGCAAGAGTTTAAGCTCTTGAAGAACATCATCCGTGACTACGCTCCCAACGAGTATGAGTATGACCCAGCCAGCGGTGACCGCATGGCCAAGCAGTCTGACTACGATGCAGTTGATGTCATCCCAGTAAGTGATCCTAACAGCGCGACGATGGCTCAGCGCATCATGCAGTATCAAGCTGTGATTCAGTTGGCGCAGCAAGCACCGCAGATCTATGACTTACCGCAGTTGCACCGTCAGATGATTGAAGTCTTAGGCATCAAGAACGCAGACAAGCTTGTGCCTACGAAGGACGACGAGAATCCTAAAGATCCTATCAGCGAGAACATGGGCTTCCTCAAAGGCGAGCCTACTAAAGCGTTTATCTACCAAGACCAAGATGCTCACATCGCTGTGCATACGACGTTTATGAAAGATCCGATGATCGCGGCGCAGATGGGTCAGAACCCCATGGCTCAACAGATGCAAGCTGCTATTCAAGCACACATTGCAGAACACTTAGCGTTTGCGTATCGCCGTAAGATTGAAGAGCAGATGGGCGTGCCGCTCCCACCACCCGGAGAGCAGTTGCCAGAGCAGGTGGAAGTTCAGTTGTCTCAGTTGGTTGCGCAGGCATCCGCTCAGCTTCTTAATGCAAACATGGCTCAGCAGCAACAACAGCAAGCTCAGCAGATGGCGCAAGACCCGCTCGTGCAAATGCAGCAAGCTGAACTCCAGATCAAGACACAAGAAGCCAAGACCAAAGAGCTCAAAGTTCGTGGTGACTTGCAACTTAAAGCTGAGGAGTTGGCGCTCAAAGCACGCGAGAGCGCAGCCAGAACGGGTGAAGATCCAAATATGGCGGCGGCTCGTATGCAGCAAGAGATCATGCAGGCGCAGGAGTTACACGCCTTAGAAGTTGCAAATCAGCAACAACAGCAGCAGATTCAGGCGCAACAAGCTCAGCAGAAAATGGGGCAAGGCGATGAGCAGCATAAGTTAGCCATGATGCAGAAGATGATGCAAGCCCAACAACCGCCCGGTAAAGGATAGATATGGACAGAAGAATCCTAGATTTGCTCTCCTCTAAACTCGAAGAGCATCGTAAGAGTCAAGTTGAAGTTTTGTGTGATGGTAGCGCGAAATCCTACGATCACTACAGAGAATTGTGCGGTTTTATCCGAGGTCTCCAGATCGCACAGTATGAAATAGGTGACCTCGTGCGTAAACTTAAGGACTCTGAAGATGACTGAATTTGATGTGAAAGCGGTGGACTTATCGGCGGTACTCAATGTATCTGCTGAGGAGAAAGCCAAACAAGTGCCCGATACAGCGACGTACCATATTTTGTGTATGTTGCCCAAGGCCGAAGAGGAGTTTAGCGAGACTGGGATTTTGAAGTCTGCTACTGCTATGCACCACGAGGAGCTTTTATCCCCCGTGTTGTTTGTGGCCAAACTTGGCCCCGATGCGTTTAAAGACGCCACCAGATTTCCGTCTGGCCCAAGCTGCAAAGTTGGTGACTTTGTGTTAGTACGTCCTAACACGGGAACCCGCATGAAGATTCACGGTACAGAATGGAGACTCATTAATGATGACTCTATTCAAGCGGTCGTACAAGACCCCCGTGGCATTCAACGTCCCAACTAAGGAGTAAATTATGGCCAAAGACGAAGAATATAAATTCCCCGACGAAAAAGAAACCAAAGCCGACAAGGAAGAAAAAGTCGAGTACGAGATTGAAGGCGATGGTGAAACGCAAGTCGAGGTAGTAGACGACACTCCCGAGGAAGACCGTGGGCGTAGACCCATGGAAGAACCTCCCAAGGATTTTGCTGAGGATGAACTGACTAAGTACGATGAAGGCGTGCGTAAGCGCATCCAGCATTTTACGAAGGGCTATCACGAAGAACGCCGTGCTAAAGAATCAGCAGAGCGGGAGCGAGAAGAAGCCCTGCGTATTGCCCAAGCTGTAGTTGAGGAAAACAAAAAGCTCAAGGGCTCTTTGAATACTAACCAGCAAGCCCTGTTAGAACAGGCTAAAAAAGTAGTTGGTAACGAGGTTGAAAAAGCCAAGGCCAGATACAAAGAAGCCTATGAAGCAGGTGACTCAGACGCTATTGTAGATGCGCAGGAAGCATTGATCTCCGCTAAATCCAAGATGGAGCGCGTGAACAATTTTAAGCCCGCCCCTTTACAAGAGGAAAAAACTGAGGTACAAATACAACAGCAAGTTACAAAACAGCCACCAGTAGATCAAAAAGCTCTGGCTTGGCAATCAGAAAATAAGTGGTTTGGTGCTGATGATGAGATGACTAGCTTTGCACTTGGACTCCACACCAAGCTAGTTAAATCTGGAGTTGATCCTCAGTCCAACGAGTATTACGAGAAGTTAAATTCTCGAGTTAGACAAGTTTTCCCAGATCAGTTTGAGTCTGAGAAACCGGTGAATGCGCCAACTTCGCCGAAAAGATCAAACGTTGCACCTGCAACCCGTAGCACAGCGCCTAAAAAGATCGTGCTTACGCAGACACAGGTGAATATCGCCAAGCGGCTTGGAGTTCCTTTGGATCTCTATGCACGTAAGGTTGCGGAAGAACAGTTAAGGAAATAAAATGGAAAAGTCAACACGTTTAGCACGAGAGCTCGATACCCGCGAAAAGACGGAGCGCCCAAAACATTGGATGCCCCCTCAACTTCTACCCGATCCCAATCCGGAACCGGGTTATGCGTTTCGCTGGATCCGAATTGCTTCGCTTGGCAAAGACGACGCCACTAATATTTCTGGAAAGTTACGCGAAGGCTGGGAACCTGTAAAGGCTTCTGACCA